CTCATCGTTGGTGATGGACTCATCGCCTGCCTTGGCACGAGCAACGAGCCGTCCGAAGTCTAAGTAGTGCTTGCGAGCAATCTTGAAGTAGTCACGGCTGTGATCGTAGTACCAGAAGTCCTTGAACTTAGCGCTTGGGATAGGCGGTGACTGGTTTACACTAGGGTCGTGCTTCTTGGCATATGACTCAACGACTGCATCGACACGAGTAGACAACAGGTTACGAGCAAGCCGTGGCAAATCCGCAATACTTGCGGGTGTCAACAACCTGCGCATCATCTGGTGCATATCGTAGCGATCACGGCTCTCGACAACAGCTACCCTGTACGTGATGTGCGATGGCGCAAAAGCACCTTCGCCCTTGACACGATAGCGTGAGGTACGAGTCCACACGCACAGGTTATCCACTGTAATCAGATCAAGTGGCGCAAGACCCGCACCCATGTGCAGCACATCTGAGCAGACAAGGCGTCTGCGAGATGCGTTGTACACCATGTACCGCTTGTTGAGGGATACGATGTAGATCGTCTGCTCGAGTGAGTCAATGAAATCTTCCATCACGAATCTAGTTATTTGAAACATACGTTTCTCCTTGATTTATAAAAGAATGGGGAAAGCTTTCCCCGTTGTACTAACTAACACACTAACTCAGCCTGTTGCTCAGGCTACAGATACCTCCATGTCATCTATTACATCGAACGAATACACCTCGAAGGTGCGATGCTCACCTACGATTGGGTCACCTGCATTGAACACGTAGAACGTGTCGTGGTATTTCTTCAGCACATCGTCACGCATCGAGTCGGACAACTCAACTGGCATGACTAAGGCGTTAGCCGAGAACGGGTTACCGAATGGGACTTTGTATCTCCCGTGTATACGAATCCGAATTACTCTCATTACTTACTCCTTGTTGCGATTAGTGATTGCGTCCAGTGCTTCTTCAGCACAAGCACCCCATGCGCCTGCGCTTATGAATGAGTTGGGCGCCCATTCAGGTTTACCTACTGCCTCCTTTGTTAGTTCGGCATACTTTGCAATAGCCTCGATGATGAATGCCTGCATGAGCACACCCTGCTTTGAGTGCGTCATGAGATCGTTGACCACTTGAATATTTGTCTTGCGTTTGATATAAGTCATTTGCTTTCTCCTTGGTTAAAAACTAGATTCGGCGTACACAACTCGCCCCTTTTTCATGTGTTCGATAATCGGTTTGCTGATGGATGCATCGAACAAGCGTAAGTCACGCTTGTACAGGCGCACAGTCACGTTGTTAAATTCCTTTTGTACCCCTCCTCGTTTGCGGTACAGCACATAAAGTACGGAGTGCAAACCCCAATCACTACGCTCGTATGTGACTTGCCTCCATTTTGGTTTTGCGTCATAACGTGAACCGATGTATGCATCGACTGGCTTTGTAGTAACGGCACGAGGCACGCTTACTATGTTGATATCTAATCCCATGCTCACTCCTCTACAGTTACAAAACGACTTACGTCCCAGCGACCTGCGCTTACACGAGGCGAGTTGCCCGTGAGGTGATACACAGTTTCTTTGTTGGCGGTGACCTCCCCTTTGCTTTTGCCTCGGGTGTTGACAAGCCTCATGCCCATCGGCTGTATGGCTTCTACGACTTCATAGATTGCGCCTTCTTCGAGGCAGTCGTAGGTGTTGCTTGCGTCTATACATTTAACTTTCATTTTGGCTCTCCTTTAACTTACTAAATCGGGCACTAACGGAATAGTGAACGGCATTGCCCAAGCGCCATTCACAGGGGAAACTAGATCGGGGACGCTGTCCCCGATGTGAAGGGAATTCCCATGAGGGAAGACCCACAAAAAGCAGACACTGGTCGTCACAAGACGCCACTCCAAGTCGCAGGTATGTGCTCAGTGTCAGTCAGGCGTGCAATGATTTTCAAAGCTTCACGCATACGCCCTAGCGTTGCCTGACCTGCATCTGTTTGCGTGATGCTTTGTTTTCTTTCTAACGTCTCCATCTCCTTGCGTGTGCGTGCAAGCAGCTTGTCCCGTGCCTTTGCGTTCTGCTCAGGCGTTGTCAAGCGTTGGAATGGGACTTTGCGCTTAGCTCGTGTCTTGTGTGGCAGTGCCTCGAAGATGAGGGCAATGCGGGTTTTAATCTTGTCAGGCACCCAGTCTGTCCAATGCTCGCCAGTGTTGGGCAAGCCCTTGTCGAGGGCGAGTTGTATGGGCGTTGCATCGAGTGAGGCAAGGGGCTGGGCAAAGCGTGCTAAAAGCGTTTCTAAAACTAAAATATAAGCATCGAACGCTTCAACCCTTTCGGTATCGTCTAGGTCGTATGCACGCCCAACCTTGGCATTATTGAGTTCGTAGCGTAGGGGTTTGAGCACCTTGTCCCATTCAGCCTTGCGTTGTGTGCGTGTGATCTTGTCGACACGCTGTGCTTCCTTCGCCTGTGCTACCTCGTCTTTGATTGCCTGCATCTCGGCGGGGTGTATGCGTTCCTTCAATAATCTTTGGTGAAGATCGTTGGGTTTGAGTTTGATGTATGTGTTGAGCATGAGATTATTGAACCTCGTATGTGTGAAATGTTAAAAAAGGAGTGATTAAATAGTTTTGCCATGTGATGCGCCAAGCGGGACACCGCATGAATGCTAGTGTATAACAAAATTTGGCAGGGTATCTATGTAATTTCCAAAAAGGTAACGCCAGACAAAGAAAGCAAAAGCTTACGAGATTATTGAAGCTGGCTCGCTCAGGAAAATATACACACCCCCCCAGATACTCTTCTATATATATATATATTTATAAAAAGATAGATAGAGTGCCAGATTTTGCGGGAACGCCTGTATTCATGCGGTGTTGCAGGTGGCGCAACAAGTGGCAAAGTTCTTTAATCTCCGCCATCGGTATTTTACAGCACCTATGGTCTTCAATAATCTCAGATAATTGAAGATCGGGGACATTGTCCCTGTTCAAAGGTTCAGAGTAAGCTGCCTCATGCCACGGCTCCACTCTTCAAAGGCTTTGCGTGACTCGAATACGACGCCACGCTTCTCGGGTGCACGCTTACGGAACACATGGATGTGGTGCTGTGATCCATAGCTGATGGTTTGGTAGTGGTAGTCGATGCCACCACGTGTGATTGTGCCTATCTCCTTGATGATTGGCTGGATTAGATTGCGCATGGTTAGTCCTTGCTTGAGTTGATGAGAAAGAAGACACCAGCGATGGTGTAGCCTGCAAGCACGAGTAGTGCTTGGCGTAAGTAGTAGCCGTCTGTGTCGAAGCCGTAAACAAGAGCTACGCAGGCGCAGATCGTCAGGCAGAAGATAAAGAACTTGTCATTCATGATGGACTCCTCTTAGCGAATGATGATGGACATGGGGCGGTTGTTACGGCACGCCTCACGATATGCGTGGAACATGATTTGTTTGATGAGATTAAGGTTTCTTTTGCTCATGATGAACTCCTTGAGATTATTGAGTGGAATGGATTGGACATAAAAAGAAACACCGCAGGAGCCTCGCCCTTGCGGTGTTCTGGGAGATTGGGGACAATGTCCCCGTTGAGATTATTGAAGACCCTCACGCACAGCGGCGAACAAGGCGTTCAGTTGAGCTTTGGTAAGCTGAGCTACTTTGATTTCCTTAATGAGATTATTGACTAACTTCTTTGGCAACTCGACTGAGTTGCTTTCCTTCGCACCACAGATGAATGTGACTGTGCGACCAAGTGCCTTACGGCACGCTTCGTATGCGCTAGCATCTGAGTCGAGCACCTTCGTGCCTTCGGCTTTGCCCGCACCCGCAACAAGCGCAACCTTGTACACGAACGCAAAGTCAGGCAACAGAGCCGCACGCACGTTCTCACGTGACTTACGACCGAGTTGCTTCTTGAGCGCAACACGTGCAAGGTCTGCTTTCGCAGATGCGTCTCCCTCAGCCTTGATGATGACGACTTGACTTCTAGTTGATACTGCCATGGTAACTCTCCTTGAGTTGAATGGGGACAATGTCCCCGTTGGTTGTTGTGTCTCCGAGGGCGATCTCCCTCATTGACAACTCTAGTTTACAAAGTATGGGGGAAAATAAACTTGCCTAAAGTCTGCAAGGATGGCTGTGGCGTTGACCCCACCCTACCCCCACCACCCCGTTTTGGGGCATGCCGATGGATAGGACATAAACACTGTTCCACACCCGCAAATCCAATTTTCAAAAATCACAACCCAAACACCCCACCCCCAAAAATTATAAAAAATTTTCAAGGTACCATGTCAAACGTTGGACAACACTATATAAAAAAATGCCCCGACCTTGTGAGCCGGGGCAAAGATGGCAACAATCCATCAAGGAGAAGCAATGACTTGCGCCATTACCGAAAAGAAGTGTACACTAACACCAACGAGGCAACAAGTACGACGCCAGTACTAACCCTACGCAATGCTAGAACATTTGATTAACGGCGAGTTTCATCCAGAGGTGGTAGACGCCACCGCGGAAGTCCTGTCTTTTGAAAAGGCGGATCCGACCGCAACCATCGACGCCAAAGTCAAGACGGCTCAGTGGCTCAAAGACCTAGAGCTTGAAGACGAAGAAATCGAGTCCAAGGCAGAACAAGAATCTGCCCGTAAGTCTTTTGCAAGTCTCGTGACAGGCCAGCCTGTTGGTAATACGCAACAAGCGCTGGCTAACTTAAAGACTCCTGCTGCAGTGCAGCATTTGGTTGGGATGCTCACTGCCTACGATTGGGCGTTTGTCGAGCAAGCCAAAGAATTGCGGGGCTATGCAGTGGCTCAGATCCTAGAAGAAGTCAAACACCCAGACGCACGCATACGCTTAAAAGCTTTGGACATGCTTGGTAAGGTCACGGAAGTGGCGCTGTTCACCGAACGGGTTGAGGTCAAGAAGACCGAGATGTCTGACGTAGAGCTTGAGATGCGCATCAAAGAAAAGCTCAACAGGTTCATGGGCGTGATTGACGTTGTCGATATAAATGAAGACAAAAATGAAGACTAAAAACTTCACGACTCTGAGCAAGCTTGAGCTAGAAGCAATGGCAAAGGCGCTGCCGCACTTGTCCAAACCGGAGAAACTGGAGCTTTTTGCCGATTTGGACTTACGTGAGTCCCGCGCCAATCTACAGGCGGCTAAAACAAACATGCTTGGCTTCGCCCAAGCGGTATATCCGGGCTTTAAAATCGGCCCCCACCACAAGAAACTGGCAAAAATCTTCACCGACGTGGTCGAGGGCAGGAAAAAGCGCGTGATTATCAACATCGCGCCACGTATGGGTAAGTCTGAGTTCTCCTCATACTTGTTCCCTGCATACTTCCTAGGTAAATACCCTGAGAAGAAGATCATCATGGGCACGCACACTGCGGGTCTATCTGAAGACTTTGGCCGTCGTATTCGTAACTTAATTGATTCGGAGGAGTACCGTGAAGTCTTCCCTCAAACAATGGTCGCGGACGATCAGAAGGCGGCTGGTAAATGGTCTACAAGCGCTGGAGGACAGTACTATGCTGCTGGCGTGGGTGGTGCTCTTGCTGGACGCGGCGCTGATCTATTTGTTATTGACGACCCTCATTCTG